CATAAGTATGCGAATGTTGACCAATACAACCCTGTGTTGAAGAAATGGATAAGACATGCAGATCCTAATAAATATTTACAGGAACATGTATTAAAAGGTGATGTTGGTGACGGCATTCCAAATATTCTTTCTGCTGACAATTGTTTAGCAATCGGTGAAAGACAAAAGCCGATGACAAAGAAAAGGATTGAAACGTTCACAAGTACACCTGACCAAATGGATGAAGAAACTAAGTTAAGGTTCAATCGCAATAAGCAAATGATTGACTTATCTTTGATTCCTCAACAGTATAAAGATATTATACTGAATGAATATAATAACCAAGAAGAAGTTGGACGATCTCATTTGTTTAACTACTTCGTAAAGAAAAAGTTGAAAAACTTGATTGGAGATTTACAGGATTTTTAATGATGATTAGAGACAGCATAGCGGATATTCTTTCAACTGCCGCTAAAGAAAAAAGCGTAAAAGCAAAAGTTGAAAAACTTCAGAAACTAGAATCAGTACCACTTAAAGGTGTCCTTCGTTTAATTTATGATGAAGACATTGAATTTATGGTACCTGATAGTAAACCACCTTATAAAGAAAACGATTTGACTGACCTTGATACCATGTTGTATCGAGAAGCAAGACGTTTAAGAATTTTCTTTAAAGGCGGTGGATACGACAACCTCAACCAAATGAGAAGGGAAACATTGTTCATTCAATTGCTTGAAGACCTTGACCCAGCAGATGCAAAAATTTTATCAGAGAATATGATTTCGCATACTCCAGTTAAAGGAATTACAAGAAAGACAATTGAAGCGGCTTTTCCTGGATTATTTGAAACACCACTCCCGGCACTCGGCTTTAAGTAAATAAGGAAGACAACAATGGCTAGGCGCGAAAAGCAAAGCGCTAATTCCGATTGGAATGAATACCGAAAAGTTGATAACAAACGCAACAAAAACAAGCAAAAAACGAGAAATAATAGGAAGCAAAAGCTGACAGAAAAACGCAATTTTCTTTCATAAAACTATTGACATTTCTGGTTAACTGTGTTATAATATAATCTGAAATGGAAAAAGAAATGACAAAAATGAAGAATTATCGCGCTGAAAAGCTAATCCTTGTTGACTGTGATGGTGTTCTCCTTGATTGGAAATATGCCTTCTACGGTTGGATGGCTGAAAAAGGTTATATTATGAAAGTTCACGGCGCTTACGAAGTTGCTGAAACTTTCGATATTACAAAGGCTGAAGCAAAATCCTTAATCAGACAGTTCAACGAATCTGCGAGAATTGGGTTTCTACCCGGTTTGAGAGATGCAATCAAATATGTTAAAAAGTTACATGACGAAGGTTATGTATTCCATTGTATTACCAGTTTAAGTACTGATTATTATGCAGGCAAGCTGAGAGAACACAATCTTGAAACTCTGTTCGGAAAAGGAGTTTTTGAGAAAGTCGTCTGCCTTGACTGCGGAGCTGATAAGGATGATGGATTGGCTCCTTACAAAGATAGTGGTTGTATTTGGGTTGAAGATAAACCTGAAAACGCAGAGTGTGGTTTGAATCTCGGATTGAGACCTTACTTAATCGCTCACGATTTCAACGATGATTACAACCATCCTGACATACCAAAAGTTAGGCTTTGGAAGGAAATCTACGAAGAAATTGTATAAATACAATTATGCAAGTTTGGATTGGATATTAAATGCCTACATATACGTTTGAAGATACAAAGACAGGCGAGCAATTCGATAAGTTCCTAAAGCTTTCTGCTCGCGAAGATTACCTAAAAGAAAATCCCCATATTAAACAAATAATTTCTAGCGGCAACTCCGTGATTGATGCTGCGCGCCTTGGTAGAATGAAACCTGACCAAGGTTTTCGTGATTTGCTTACAGATATGAAAAAAAATAAATCATACACAGGAAACAAAATCAACGACTGGAAATAATATACATTATCTCCATAGTTGATGCAAAAGGAGATTATATATGTCAAGACAGCGTCGTTTATCACCGAAAGAGAAAAGGTTATTGAAGAGGAAACAAAAAGGGACTTTAGATACAAAATTCTCAATGAGAAATATTTCCCCAATGACAACGACTCAAGAGGATATGTTCGACAGCTATCGTGCTGGATATAATATTGCTGCTATCGGAACGGCAGGCACAGGAAAAACAATGTGTGGATTATATCTTGGTTTGAGTGACATTTTAAATGATGATAATTATGACCAAGTTATAATTGTCCGTTCAGCAGTACAGACAAGGGAACAAGGCTTTATGCCAGGTACCCAAGCTCAAAAGGAAGCCGTCTATTCAGTACCTTATGCTGATATTGTAAACAACTTATTTGGCCGAGGAGACGCATGGGAGATTTTAAAACAAAAACACTCAGTCAAATTTATGACATCATCGTTCGTTCGCGGACTTACATTTGATAATTCAATTATCATTGTTGATGAATGTCAGAGTATGACCTATCATGAACTTGATAGTATCATAACAAGAGTTGGTGAAACATCAAGAATCATATTCTGTGGTGACACAGCGCAAGATGACCTTGCCACTTCAAGAAATAGGAATGATACATCCGGTCTTGGAGATTTTATTAATGTATTAAAAAGGATGGACCATTCCTTCAAAGTAGTTCAATTTGGAATTGAAGATATTGTAAGAAGTGGTTTAGTAAAAGAATATATTATCGCAAAGGAGAGACAAACATATCGGCCGTCGTTAGCAATGACTGCCTAACAAACACGGGGACCTTCGGGTCCCCAACCCCTAACTTATTATGAAATTATTTGAACACAATGCGGACGCACCTGTCCTAGAAAAATTAACAAGAGCAAACATAGACGGTAAACGTATTTACCAAACTCCATCAGGAGAAGGATATCCTTCAGTCACAACTGTATTAGGTATCTTAGGTAAAGAAGATTTGGCAAAATGGAGAAAACGAGTTGGCGAAGAAGAAGCAAATCGTATCTCTACTCAAGCCGCAAGACGTGGTACCGCAGTACACAAACTATGCGAAGATTATTTAGATAATAATCCTGACTATTCTAAAAAGCATATGCCTGCGAATATTCAGATGTTTAATACAATGAAACCAATTCTTGATGAAAGAATAAATAATATTTGGTACCAAGAGTGTTTCTTGTATTCTAACGAATTACAAACTGCAGGTCAAGTTGACTGTATCGCTGAATGGAATGGTGAACTTGCTGTTATTGATTTTAAGACTTCAAGAAAACTCAAGAAAGAAGAATGGATTTTAAATTATTATATGCAGGTTTCTTTTTATGCCAAAGCATTTGAAGAAATGACTGGTACTCCTGTAAAGAAAGGTGTTGTCTTTATTGGAGTTGATAACGAAGACCCACAAGTGTTTGAGTTTGATACATCTGATTATCTTGACCACTTTAAAGCTGTAAGGGAAACGTATAAAGAATTATATGAAAAAGATAAGGTACATAATCTCTGATGACAACATGGGAGTATTCCTAGGAACGTATAATGGATATGATCTTGGGATGGAAGATGACAACAGAATTTATGCTTGCTTTGCTGCTAACAATCCTTTCGGTCTAACTACTGCTTGTTCATTTAAAACTGAAAGAGCAGCCTATCATTACATACAAGACATGTTTCCTCCAAAGAAACAAAGAAATTTAAAAACATACGAGGTTGAAACTGACAGCGAATTTCCTACTGTCGTGGATATGATTAAGTCAGGTCTTGGTGATGAAACCTTTGATATGATAGACGGTTTAGTTGCCGAAGGAAGTCAAGTTATTCATTAATAATAAATAACTATTGACATCATAAAGAAAATAGATTAAAATAGCTCCATTATGTTAATATCAGAAAAGAGATTAGTTCAAGAAGCGTTAATGTTGGCCATCAAAGCCCACGACGGACAAAGACGGAAGTATACCGGCGAGCCATACGCAACGCATCCTATTGGAGTTTCAAAAATTATAGAAACAGTTGAGCATACACCAGAGATGGTTGCTGCAGCGTTACTTCATGATGTGGTTGAAGATACTGATGTCACATTTAGAGAAATCAAAGATACCTTTGGTTCAGTCGTTGCAGAGTATGTTCATTACTGCACAAACGTTTCAGAAAAAGATGACGGCAATCGCCAATTCCGTAAAAAGATGGATGCCGATCATTTCGCACTCGGACCTGCAGAAAGTCAAACGATTAAGGTTGCCGACTTAATTCATAACAGTCAAACCATTATTCCGCATGACCAAAAATTCTTCCATAAAGCTTACAAATACGAAAAGCAATATATGATGGATGTTTTGACAAAAGCAGATCCTGTCTTAAAAGGTCAAGCTCAAACAATGCTTGACGAATCATGGGATCCAGTTAAGTAAACTGGGTCCTATTTTTTTCTTAAAATTTTCTCATAAAAACTATTGACATTCTCCATGAGATAGAGTATAATAGTATCTGTAAATTGGAAATGGAGTTAAATTATGAGTGATTTATCATACTGGGGTGGAAACGGACCTCATCAAGATTTGGCAGATAAAATGGGAAATATGATCCCAGTATCTGGTCCTTGTTA